TGACAACGCGGCCAACAGCTTTGTGAATTCTGGCCGCAAGGTTGAGCAGTCGTTGGGTGCTCAGCGCGCGGCAGTGGCGAACCTGTCGTTTCAGTTGAATGACATTGCGACATCACTGGCCGGCGGCGCTTCGCCGTTCACGGTCATGGCCCAGCAGGGCAGCCAGGTGGCGCAGGTCTTTCAGGGAACCGGTGGCGGTTTGGTCGGCGCGGTCAAAACCCTCGGCGGCGCATTCGCGCAGATGGTCAATCCGGTCTCGCTGGCATCATTCGCCCTTATCGGTCTGGCTGGCGCTGCGGTTCAGTACATCACAACGCTGAAGTCTGACGTTCCGGACGCTGAAAAGCTGCTGAAGGCACATGCTGAGCTCATCAAGTCATTTGATGATGCATGGGGTATCGCCAAGAAAGGCGTCGAAGGTTACTCCGATTCGGTCAAGAAGATCGAATTGCAGAAGCTTCGTGATGAATTCGGCAGCCTACAAAAGGCTATCGAAGCCGCCGGGAAGGATCTCAAGTCTGACGTCCTTAGTGTCCCGGTAAGCGAGTTTGGTGGAGCCACACAGACAGTTATAGATTTCCAGCACGCCCTTCGCTCCTTGAATAAGGAAGTTCCCGATTTCCGCGAATTCTCCCTTGAGATGGAGCGGATCGAGGGTATGAAGGGCATCCCCGACAACATCAAGGAGCTTGCCAAGCAACTTAGATTGTCGGCAAACGAATCTCTGCCGCTTCAGGAAGCCATTGAGGCCACGGACAAGCGTCTGAAGACGCTTTATCTCACTGGCGAGCAGGCGAAGGATGCATTTGCGGCGCTTACCGCATCGGCAATCGGTCTCGGCGCAAACGGCGGCGGCGCTATCAGCGATATTGCCAGCAAGATCAAGACAGAGCTTATCCCGGCCATGGGTCAGGCTTTGACGCAGGTTGGCGAATACGCCAAAAATCTGAACGACTTGCAGGCGCAAATCAACAAGTCGCCACTGGGCACGCTTCAGCCGCTATATTCTGGTGGCGGAAAGTTCCTCAATCGTGAAGAGGCCAACGCCCAAGATTTCAACGATGCCAATCTTGATGAGGTTGGGAAATCCGCTGCCGCAAAGCTTATCCGCGGCTTTGAAGGCTTCATCACGAACGCCAAGTGGGATACGAACCATTATCGCGTCGGCTTCGGATCTGACACGGCTACTCGCGCCAACGGCCAGATTGAGGAAGTCACCAAGGACACCATCGTCACTCTCGACGATGCACAACGCGATTTGTCCAGGCGCATTATTGAATTCCAGAACGGCATTCAGAACGCGATCGGCATTGAGACTTGGAAGAGCCTTTCCGAGGGGCAGCAGGCCGCGCTGACGTCTATCGCCTACAACTATGGATCTCTGCCTGATGCGATCGTGAATGCGATCAAAGAGGGCGGCGGTCCGGAGAAGGTGGCGAAGGCAATTGCTGCGCTGACGTCCAACCCTGGCAGGCGCAAGGAAGAGGCTCAAACATACCTTTCTGGCACCGGTATCTCGATGAACGAGGCCGGCCTTGGCAACAAGAAGACGCCAGATCAGCTGTTCCAGGGCGATATCGCCGAGGTGCAGAAGCGCATCGACATGCTGAACGCTCAGTATGCTGCGCAGGCCAAACTGAATCCGCTGGTAAACGACTACGGTTTTGCCGTCGAAAAGGCGCGCATCGAGCAACAGCTGTTGTCAGAGGCGCAGAAGGCTGGCGTTTCCGTCACGCCTGAACTGGCGGCGAGCATTGACGCTCTGGCGACTAACTATGCCAAGGCATCATCCGCCGGCGATCAGCTGAAGGCATCACAAGAGCAGATCAAGAAGTCGGCCGAGGAATTTAGAGACCTCGGTCGCGATGTTGTCGGCGGGTTCATTTCCGACCTCAGGAGCGGCAAATCTGCGGCCGAAGCTCTGGCTAACGCCCTTAACAAGGTCGTCGACAAGCTGATCGATGTCGGACTTAACGCCGTATTCGGGACCGGCGGCGCAGGTGGCTTGTTTGGTGGCGGTGGTGGCCTTCTTGGCGGCATGATCATCCCAGGCATCCTGCATAGCGGCGGTGTCGCTGGCTCAGACGGTTACGGTCACGGCCGCTCAGTCTCACCAAGGGCATTTGCTGGCGCCAAGCGCTATCACACAGGCGGCGTTGCAGGCCTTCAGCCTGGCGAGGTGCCAGCCATCCTACAACGCGGGGAGGTTGTCTTGCCGCGGGGTACCAAGATGGGGGGAGGCGGCAAGACGCAGATTCAGGTCGGCGTTTCCGTCGATGACACTGGAGGCCTGCGCGCTTACGTGAAGTCAGTCAGCCAAGATACAGTGACGGCGGCCAGCCCGCGCATCGTCTCTGCTGCAAACCAGCAGGTCGTACCCACGATGGCTAAGTATCAAAATGACAGCGCCGGCGGCGATTACAGGAACGGATAGCGTATGCCCGACATCATAGAATGGCCGTTCTGCCTATTAACACCGAGGCAAATACAGGCCAATGTCGTTCCCTTCACCCGGTCTGGTGGAAAGTCGCTTGGCGGTGTCGAGCCCGTGACTAGGACGGATTTAGGCTACTGGGCGATTGATTATGCAAGCGTCGCTATACAGAACAGATACCGCGATCAGTGGCGCACTTGGCAGGCCATCAGGCAGAAACTTGGTGGCCGCTCTGGCTTGATTGTTGTGCGCGTGCCATCCTCCTTATCCGCTCCATACGAGAGCGGGAGATTCGAGCCTGTTGTTGATCTGCCGCATAGCGACGAGTCGTTCTTCGACGACGACACGTCCTATGAGCAGGGAGCCATTTCAATTGTTACCGATGGCAATACGCCACTTGGAGCAACAACAATTCGCCTGCAGATCATCAAGGCGGCCACCGACCTTGTTGGCGTGCGATTCTCATACAATCATGCGCTATACGAGACTGGTCCCGCCATGGATGTCGATGGTGATATCTGGACGGTCCCAATATCGCCGCCGGTTCGCGAATTCATCCCGTCAGGCGCATCGCTGGAGTTCGATCGGCCAACGTGCCTCTGTCATCTTTCCGAGGATCGGGGCATGGACATCCAACAGGATGCCATCGGCAAGACTGCTAGCCCGAATGTCAGTTTCACTGAAGCGACAGACTATTGGAATCAACTGGCTCTTGGCTTAATTTGAGGAGGGCTGCCATTGGCAAGTCTTCGTGTTCTTTGCCAGGTGGATCTTCCATCAGGCACCTTGCGCTTTTGGGATGGCTCTGGCGGCCCCTTTATCGATGCTGAGGGCGAAATCTACCGCGCTTGCGTCCTTACTGAAGATGCGTTGGCTCAAATTGAGGCGGCGATCAATGCCGAAGCCTTCACGCTTTCGTTGGTTCTTTCTGGAGTGGATGGCGCAACAAGTGATGCCGTCTGGGCAGACTATCAAGATGGAAACATCGTGGGATCGCCGTTTCGCATAGTTTTGCAGAAATGCGATGATTTTGAGCAGCCTGTTGGCCCATCGATTGTGAAATTCACCGGCACGGTGTCGAACCTGAACTTTGTTGATCAGGCGGCCGACACCGGCGTTAGATCTACGATACAGGTGGACATCGCCAATAGATTCACCTTGCGTAATGTCACCAGTGGCGCCGTGTTGTCTGACGTTGACCAGAGGGCGCGCGCCAAGATCTTGAACCCATCGGCACCAGATGATCGGTTTTGCGAACGCATACCCGGTCTGAAAGATCGAACAATTCGATGGCCGAATTGGTAAGTGGCCTGGAGCGGTTTCTGGACGTCTATGGGCAAAAACCATGGGCGCCAGGAGTTGATGTCGACTGTTGCCTGTTTTTGGCTGAGTGGGCAATATGGTCTGGCCACTCTGATCCCGCCTCACACTTGCGTGGCACTTATTCTGACGACGCTGGCTTTATGGCCATCATAGCGGACCATCAGGGCGTTGTTCCTATAGTAGAATACTGCGTTGCGCGCATTAACGGCAAACGAATACAGGCGCCCTCCTGCGGTTCGATAGGTGTCGTTGGCAGTCGATCAAACATCCACCGGCAATGGGGCGCTATTTTTGACGGCCACCACTGGCTAGTGCGCACACGCGCCGGCGTCTCGCCACTTGCAGCCAGGCCATTAGCAATCTGGGAAATCTGACAATATGCCTGACATTATCAGCCTTGGCGCGTTGATCGTGTCATCGCTCGGCACAACTGTGGCCGCCGCCAATGCGCTTTATCTAGGCACTCTTGCCCTTGGGTATGGCGGCTTGATCGCCGGCGCGACGCTGCTTTCAAAGGCGCTCACGCCGAAGCCATCAGTGCCGAAGCCAGAGGACGGCACCTACAATCTAAAGCAATCCGTTCCGTCGTTGCCTATCGTTCTGGGGCGTGTGAAAAAAGCCGGAGATTACGTATTTCTTGAGGAGAAGAATGGACTTGCATACCACGTAATAGCGACGGCGGGGCATCGCATCCAGGGTTTTGTCCAGCACTATCTTCATGATGAAGCCGTAACGTTAGATGGATCTGGCATTGTTACGGCCCCATCTCATTTCCGCAAATCTGGCAATAATTATGTAGTCATCGACACTCGTGACGGGTTTCCAACCGAGACGGCTTATGGCGACCTAATTTCAAATTTTCCGACAATCTGGACAACCGATCATCGTGGAGACGGCGTAGCCTCAATTCGCATGTCCTGCGCGACGGCCCCATCGAAGGACTATTTAACGGTTTACCCAAACCAAATGCCTGAGCACTCAGCAGTCATTGACGGCATGCTCTTATACGACCCGCGCACCGAGACCTCTGCGTTCTCACAGAATATTGCGCTAATGCGGTTGTGGCACCTAACTAGCCCCTACGGCGGCAAGCTCTCGCTTGATGACATGTATCTACCGGACTGGATCAATGCGGCGAATATCTGCGATGAAACGGTGACAAACCGGAGTGGTGGGTCAGAAAATCGCTACCATGGCGGCCTCTGGTTTAGAGCAAACAGTGACCCGATTGAAGTTGGAAAAACGCTAGATCAGGCCGCGGAACTAGTTGTCTATGAGCGCGCTGATGGTCTGATCGGTGTGCACGCTGGAGAATACGTCGAGCCGACGATTACGCTGACCAGAAACGAGATCATCTCGTTCGGCCTGAATGCCAATGTAGATCCAGCGACCACCGTTCTCGCTGTGCGCGGGCGCTTCACCGATCCGTCTGATTTGTACAACACCAACGATGCAGCCATTTATGGCAACCCGTACGTTGGTGAAGACACAGAGAGAACATTGACAGTTGAGAACGTGGCTGTGCAGACGCACAACCACATCCAGCGACTACAGAAGTTGGCATACATCCGCCGCAATGGCGCGCGTGTCAGCATCACCGCTCACTACGATCCAGACGATGACGTCTCCTACCACAGATTCGTTCGGGTTCAGTATGCGCCGAAGCTGTCTGATGCCGTGATCGAGATCACATCAAAAGTCACGATTTCCCTTAGGGACATGACTGTTTCGTTTAGCGGAATTGTTGTGCCATCCGAGCTTTACGCATTTGATGCGGCAACTGAAGAGGGGGAGCCTGGATCATCTGTCGTAGTCATTCCTCGCACTGGCGTTCCGGATCCGGTCAACTTTGACGTTGTCATCCAGACAGAGGTTGTGTCGGGCGGGTCGACCGCCGCCTATGCGCTAGCGACGTGGGATCACGTTGCCGATAGCCTGACATATGAACTCGAGTGGGAGCGGACATCCGGCTCCACCGGCCCCCAGTCCACCGTTTCGTCGCCAGCCGTGGATCAAGTTAGATCGGGCTATCTGGCCGATGGTGTCCAATACAAGTTTCGGCTTCGGGCATGGTCTACCGGATCAAGTTCAGACTGGACGGTATACGAGTTGCGCACGGCGACTGCCGATCCCACGCCGCCAGGCGTTGTCACGGCGGCGTCTGCTACGGGCGGGGCGGGGCAGGCGACATTCAACTGGACCGCGCCGAACAGCGCCAATTATGCGGCTGCCAGGCTCTACAGAAACACGGTTAATAGCTTCTCTGGGGCCATACTGGTCGCCACAGAATATGGCGCGCCAAGCACGCCCGATAGCCACACTGTCACTGGGCTAACGGCCGGCGTTCGATACGGCTTCATTGAGGCGATCAATGCCTCAGGCGTGGCCGCCACCGCAGTCGCAACGGGATCATTCACCGTTACCTGACGCAACCTAAAGCAGTGATGCTTTTTAAGTCGCCTGGTGCGGCTATTTCTTTATGGAGAACTTGAATGCCGGCACCAACCGCCGCAGTCGTCTTTGACGACTACAATACCCATGGAATTCCATCGTCTGGGACCAAAAAGGTCAAGAAGTCGGAAGCTCGGTCGTGGGGAGCATGGCTTGAGTCGTTCCTAACCGCGGTCGGCGCCAACAGCGGGTTGGTTTTTCAAAGTCGCGCTCTTCTGTTTGCCGATCTAGCGCACGCAGCCAATAGCATGGCATGGGTTATTAACGACCCAACCGTGGCGTACAATGGCATTTATCAGAAGGTTGGGGCTTCCGGCGTCGGTTCATGGACTCGCGTCGGAGACCTCCCGTATAGCTTCAATGTTGCATTCGACGTAGGAGCCGGCACCTCAAACGCTATCCAAGCGACAACCAGCGTCCCAGTTTCTCCCTATCAGATTATTGTTCTGAACGTTTTCGAGACTAATACTGGAACGCCAGTCACCATTTCGCTCAATGGCGACGCGGCGCTTACGGTGAAAGATTTCTCCGGCGATGACTTGGTGCAAAACGAACTACCCGCTGGCGGGGTGGTTACCGGCGTTATTTCTGGGTCAACATTCCGGCTCCTCTACGATCAGAAGTATCCTTACGCAAAGGCGGTCAATTCTGGTGCAGGGACAGCCAATGCGATTGTCGCGACCATCCCAGTCGGGGTGGATTTTTCTGACAGCAACATTCTGATAGGCCTGCCGATCGTTGCGACCAATACCGCAACGCCTGTGACCGTGACCTTCAATGGCGGCTCGGCTCTGACGATCAAGACGATGGCCGGGAATAATCCGGTTGTCGGCGGTCTTCCCGCTGGGGTGACGCTGCTTGGTTTTGTGACGGGCGGGACTTTCCGCCTGCTTAGCGATCAGGCGAGTGCGGCAGTTCTGGCCGCGGCTGAGGCGGCAGCGGCGCTTGCTGCTGACTATGCCGACCTTGCCCGCAATAACTGGGTGGTCAATGGTCCGTATACGGGAACAGGGGCGCAGGCAGATTACCTGCTGACGATAGATCCTGGCTCGGCCAACAACATGTTTGTTGTCGTCGGCGGTGTCAATCAGATGTCAAGCGATGTTGCCTACACTCTCGTCTATAGCGGGAGCGATGCGTATATCCGAATAAACGTTCCGCTGGATGTGAAGTTTGAGGTCAGAATAAGTAATGCGATCCCTATAGGGACGCCATCTGACGGCACAGTGACTACGCCGAAACTTGGTGCCAAAGCAGTTACTTACGCTAAAATGCAAGATGTCAGCGCCACCCTTCGGTTGATGGGTAGGGCAACGGCAGGCGCAGGCGTGATGGAGGAACTGACAGCGGCACAGCTGCGCGACTTGTTTCTCCCCGCGGGCAGCCCAATCGACAGCTTGGTGACGGTAAGCAACGCGGTCGTAAGCACCGGATCGACCATACCTTTCGATACTTCCATACCGCAGAACACCGAAGGGCTTCAGGTTCTAACGGCAACCTTCACACCAAAGAGCATCACTAACAAGCTGCGCATCAGGTTCAGCTGCGCCGTCACTAATAGCGGCGTGGCCGGTGTGGCTATGGCTATGTTCAACGGCGGCGCAAGCGCAGTGAAGACTGCCTACACGACCGTACCAGCGGCAGGCTCGATGCAGCAACTGGACGGCGAGTTCGAATATACGCCTGGCGTCCTTACGGCGCAGACAATATCGCTGCGATTGGGCGGCAGCGCCGGCACAACTTACATGAACACGAACGGCGCCACCGCTTTCTTCGGTGGGACGCAATCGCTCGTCATGACGATCGAAGAAATCAAGGGCTGAACATGTCACTCACTCGTGTGATTTCACGGATGTTCGATTCGCTTGCAAATGGTGTAGGTGCCGTTGCTCGTAATCTTGCCGACAAGCTTGGCGAGAGGACATCTGTTGCTGATTATGATACATTTGCACACGCTTCTGCCCAGGTGGCGATAGCTGGCGGAACGCTTTATGGAGTCGCCGGGCACGATGTCGCGATGCAGGCCATGCCGCCGACAAACGTCACGTATCAGTATGATGGTCCCGGTGGTTTAAACGGCCTGTTTTCCTACAACGGCGCGGACGTCGAGGCGAAGCAGTTTGTCCACGATCGCCTTCGCTTCAACAATGACGCGGGCAACCACCTGCTTGCCACCAAAAGCGTCCATACCATAGCGGAAGGCGGCACCATCAATGGACCGGCGCGGGCGTCAGTTGCTCACGCTGTTTCACTGATGAAAAAGGGGTATGGCGATGGCACAGCAAAAGGCGGCGAAATTGACGGCATCTACCTTGTCGTTCGACAGGATCAGCGTGATGGCGTAAGGGCTGATGCGTGCGGAATGCTCATCGATGCAGCATTCTACGACAACGATGGATTTGTTGGAGGAATCGAGGGTGCCACGCAGAAAAACGATAAGGTAACTCAGGCGGCACTAAGCCGGCTTGTGTATCAAATCGGGTGCATGGACCACTTGGCAAGCCAAGAAATTGCCTATTTCGCATCTGCTGACTATTCGGAGATAAGTCACGGGCTGAAGCTCGATGGCCATTTTTCTACCGGCGGATACTTCTCCAATTATATCTCGTGCAGCAACGGCAGTTGGGATGTATTCAATGTCAACCGCAACGGAGAGGTGACGTTAAGGCATGATTTGAGCGGCACAAGCATGGCAGTGCGTGTTGGCACTGGGGGGAATTTCGGCGTTCTCAATAACGCAAAAACCGTCGAGTGGTTCACCGTCTTTCAGAATGGCGGCGTGCGGCTTTTTCCGCAGGCTAGCGCACCTACGGTTGCACAAGGCGCGGTGTACTTTGATTCTGTGGCCGGCAAATTGAAGGTCTGTGAAGACGGCGTGAATTGGAGGACGGTCACAACGACCTAACGCGACAGGCATTGACGATGCCATAGGTCGATTTTTCGGCTATTTGGCATCGTCCAAGACATTTCGGTTTTCGAGAACCCAAGATCTGTTGCAGCCTTGAGAAGCGTCGGCGTCTTCACCGTCGGCAGAAGCTCGCCATTCGTCCCTTCTGACACCAGCAAGTAGCACGTATCAGAGGCCCATGTTTCTGTCAGCCATCGCTTATAATCTTTATAGGTATTGCCGACGGCAGCGGGGTCTATGCCGCTGATAAAGTATTTTTGCTGCGTATCCATAAGGTTTGCGAGCACGACAGTGTTGCTGTTTAGGATGGCGTGGCGAAAACCGAGCATCACGAGTTGGTTCGGCGTTGTGACCTTCTGCAGATCTCTGAAAATGGTTCTGCTCAACTGCATCCACTGGCGGGATTCGTCAAGAGGTATAGCGCTCGTAAGCTTGGGATTGCCGACCCGATTGAAAAGCATGAAGTTCTCGAGTGACGATCTGCCGGATGTCACGACTAGGTCGAGCCCCCGCGAAAGATGGAGATAATTCGGCTTGGCGAGTTTGCTGTTGAGGTCAAGTGCGGGGATAGCGCCGAGTCCGGCGATGATCACCACGCATACCGCAGCTGCAAGCTTGTAGCGCCGCCTGCGCTCGGGCCGGAATATCGCCCAGACAGCAAGGATAATGGCGGGAGGGATTATAGGTAAAGCAAAGGCGCTTCCTTTGTTGCTTGACGTCAATAGCGCAGCGGATGAGACAGTCACAAAGATCACGATCGGCGTGACAGGTGATTGAAAAATCGCCTTGAGGGTTCTGCGCCGCCCGGTGAGGTAGCTTCTGGCTAGGTATACGGCCATGGCGACGCCACCGGCAGCCAAGAAAAGTGCATGCGGCAGGTGGATGATGAACACAGCGGAAAGGATCGCTACGATCGTTCCCAACCAGAATTGAGATGGTCCGAACTCCGTAGCCTTGGCCCCGTATCCATAGTTCGTCAGGTATTGAAACACGCCCTCCGCATTGACCCAAAACCATGTCATGGCGACCGCGACCGCGACCGCGGCGGCAAGTAGCAGCAAGAAGAACGCCCATAATAGGCGCCCGGTGGTCGAGCCACGCCAAAACCAGCGAAAGGTGGAAAATGGCGTTTGTGAAAGGTCCCGCGGTTTGGGATTTATCAGGTCAGCAAAAAGATCTTTGGGATGGCTGAGAGAGTAGACAAAAGCCCCCATGGCCATGCCGGGGATGAAGGCTAGCGTCATTGTCCTGAACAATGGCATCAATCCAACGCAAGCGCCGAATGCTATTGCCCATGGTAGAGATCTCATGTGGTCAGATCGTACTAGGCAATAGAGAGCAACACAGGTAACGGCCGTAGCAGGAAGAGCGAATTCAAACGTGCGCGTGTAGTCGATCATGGCCGGCAGGCTGGCGATCAGGATGAGGCAGATCAAAGCTTGTTGCCTACCCATGATCCGGATGGATATCGCGTATGTCGAAACGATCGTGACGATTCCGGACGCTAACGTCGCCATGTAAGCGGCAACGAGATGCTTCCCAAACAAATAGAAAACCAGAGAGGCAGATGCTGCCGTGAGGGGAGCGAATATCGACGGCCCTTGGATCGTGTAAACCCAGTTCCAGAACCCGCCGTCATGCAAGGCATAAAAATATTGGAAAGCAAATGTCAAGTATCCGGCCTCGTCGAGGCTGGGAACGGCTCCAAGTCGATAGACGATGATCCACCTGACGTTGATCAAAGCGAACATAGCGCACGTGAGCGTGAGGATAGAAATACCCCGCCAATTGCGTGAAACTAATTGCAATTTGCACTCCTGACCTTGTGGCGCAGGGTATAGCGAGCTTGCGGCTCTAATTCAACTAGAGCATGTTCCCAAGGACATCCCCCATGAACATTATCCCCGACTTTGGCCGGGCGCTTAGCTGCGTGTGGTCGACGGCGCGCGCGCAACTCATTCCCGATGCGGCTGGGGTTTACAAAAAAGCTTGGTCGCTCCGGCTGATCGAGCTGGCCGCCCTATCCGACCTCATCCTCAACTTTGTGCCAGTCATCTCAGATTACCTGCCGCGGTGGCTGACGCTCGCGCTGCTTGGCGGCGCGTATGTCGCCCGCCTGCTTATTCAGAACAAGGATCCCGCCAATGGCGACAAGGCTTAGAAAGACCGGCGGCGGCCTCGCCGCTATAACGCTTGCAGGCGCGATGGCCATCCAGACGGTTGGCGGTTTCGAAGGGCTGAAGCTCTACGCCTACCGCGATGTCGTTGGCATCTGGACCGCCTGCTACGGGGAAACGAAGGGCATCAAGCCTGGGATGAAATTCTCAAAAGCTGACTGCGACAACATGCTGATCGACAGCCTAGTCGAGCACGAAGCTGGCATGCGCGCTTGCCTCAAGGCGCCAGACGCGCTGCCCATCCAGACTTATGTTGCTGGCGTATCGCTGACCTACAATATCGGCACGGGCGGCTTCTGCGGCTCGACTGTCGCGCGGAAGCTGAATGCCGGCGACATCCGCGGCGCATGTGACGCCTTCCTCATGTGGGACAAGGCGAAAGGCCGCAAGATCGCAGGCCTTACTAAACGCCGTGAGGCGGAAAGGGCGCTCTGCCTAAAGGGGGTCGCATGATCGGGTGGCTAGCAAAACTCATAGGCATCGATAAATGGATCGTCAGCGCCATCACGGCACTTGCCTTGGTTGGCGCCATTGGCCTTGGTGTATGGTGGATCCACGGCACCATCTATGACAGCGGCTATCAGGCGGCTAGCGCGGTTAAGAATGCCGAAATCGCCGAACTCAAAGAAGACTTCGCCAAACAGCGCGCCGCTGCCGCCGAGGCCCGCAACGCGGAAGTGGAGCGCCAGGCCGCCGCAAACAACGCCGCGAAGGCGCGCGAGGCGGCCCGCATCGCTGAAATGCAGGCCCAAACCGAAATCCTTCAATCCCAAATCGAGGAGCTGCAGCGTGAAGCCAGCGAAGATCCTGATGCTGGCCGCACTGCTCTCGGTGCTTCCAGCGTGCAGCGCGTTAACAAGGTCCGATAGACTAGTCGTCGCTCCGCCTCCTCCAGTTCTGGTGAGGCCGGACAGCGCCTTGACGGCAAAATGCCTTGGTCCGGTCGACCTTGGCGACAAGCCGCTCACGCAGGCCGCACTGGAAAAACTCTGGATCACGGATCGCCAGCGGCTGCTGACATGCATTCGTCGCCACTTGGCACTGGTTGGATTCTACGCCGACCGCGACGGTGGCCTTGAGGGCAACAAATGACGCCTGAAGAGATCATGAAGGCCGTTCTCTTCTTTCTCACGGTCGCAGGCGCTGGATGGGGCATCTGGTGGAAGATCGATGGCCGCGTCAAGGAAAGCGAAAAAGCCAGCGAGAGCCGCATCAAGTCGGCGGAAGACAAGGCAGACAAGGCAGCGTCCGATCTGGCCGCACATAAATTGCATGCTGCCGAGACCTTCGCCACGAAGGCCGGCATGCAGGAACAGACTGCTCAGCTCCTTAGAGCGATTGAGGGCGTAGGAAACCGCATTGACGGTTTGCATGAACGCCTGGACAGGGCGTTCGAGCGCACCACCAACCGCACCACGCGCTGATCCAACCACCCACCAAAAACACCACCACAGGCGGCTCGCTACGCGTAGCCGCAAGGAGACACTATGGCATTTTCTGGCGTTCACGTTGTCTGCGGTTATGCAGGCTCCCTCTTCGCGCGCGACAAATCGCAGGCAATTCTCGGCAAGATCGCATGGAGCGAGGCTCCGGCTAGCGGCGTGGCATCCACCAACGCCGCTCCGGCCGAAAATGCCGGCTCTGGTCAGGCGATGTTCCGCATTCGCGCTGCTGCCGACTCTTGGGTGTCGGTCGGTCCCGCGCCGAATGCTACAAGCGGCACTCGCTTCCTAGTCCCGGCTTCCACCGACTACGACGTCTACGCCGAGCCGAACGATAAATTCCAGTGGATCGCTGCGTAACATGGCGGGGCTCAAGTCGAGTTTAAGGCGAGGGGTGTCGCTTCGCGCCCTCATCGTCTTGGGCGGATTGATCGCCTTGCCGCCTGGTGTTGGTCCAAATCCTCTGCCTGATTTCACCTTTCAGGCAGAGACCGACACTCTAAACGTTTCAAAGACTGCCGCCGGCATTCCGATGACGAGGCGGCAGAAACTGGCATTTGACCGCCTTATTGTCCGGATCAAGGGCGCTGGCGTCAGCATGGCAGACGCGCTGGCGATGTACTCGCCAGATACACCGACCGAGATCAACAGCCGAGTCAACAAGTTCCACCCCGGAACAAACGATCTTACGCTGACTGGTGCCGGCACCCCCACCTACACGGCCAATGACCGGTGGAGCGGCTGGTCGTCGACCACGAAGTACAACACCGGAATCGGCCTACAGACCTTCCCGCAAGGGCAGTTCACGATCTTCTATTACAACCGAACCGCCACAGGAGCGGCCAGCGGCGACTTCGGCGCACAGACGGCAGGCGGTGACGGCATTGCGGCGAACGTCCGCGACGCATCGAATAAGTTCAATGCGCGCCTTCAGGCCACAAACTACGCATCAACCTCAACGACGATCACGCCCGGCCAAGGCATGCACAGCATCAGGCCAGGCAGTCTCGATACCTTTGGCATCACGCGCGAGGCCCCGTCGGTCACGTATGTCGCGCCGGCCACCAATCCGACCATTCATCTTGGCGGCATCAATGGTGGCGCCGTTTCCGCTCACGATTGCGGCCTTTTCGCCATCTTCAAGGTAACGCTGACGGATGCGCAGTGCCGTGAGATCAGCGCCGCGCTGCTGGATTATTATTACAAGATCCGCTTCGGCATGGTCGACTACTACGAGGCCGGCAAGGCTCCGACGACGGCCGATTATGATGTTGTGGTTTATGGCGCAAGCTGGGCCGGTGTTTCTGCAGCATACGCCGCAAAGCAAGAAGGCAAGTCGGTCTGCCTGGTGCTCGACGACCTCGCCAAGACTGACTGGGATATCGGCGGCATGCCAGCGTCTGGACTCGCCTATGTCGACTGCTACAATTTCACGGCGCTGAAGGGGCTCTATCGAGACCTGACATCGTGGGCCAACAGCACGATCATCAACCGTGCTGACACCAACACGCAAACGGGCAACTCGATTGAAAGTTGGCAGTTTGTGCAGGGCGTCCGGCGCATGCTCGATCCGAC